GGAGAAAATATATATTATTAAATTCTAAATGGCTTCCTACCGCATCATCCGAACAAAAAAGAAAAGAACTTAAAGCTAAGTTAATGGAGTGGGCACATGCCAAGACAAATTAGAAATCGAAAAGGGGGATTTATAAAAACCAATCCTCAACGAAAACAACTAAAATCAACTGATCTTATGAGTCGTGAAGCTCCAGAAGGTTTATTTAGAGTAATTTCTATACGTGACCAAGAAGTTTGGATAGAAGGAACTTTCCCTGATTTTTCTGAAGCAAAGAAAGTCGCTAATGATAAAGCAAAAGATGGCGTATCATGTTATGTTCATGGTAATAGCCCAAGAGTAATGTATATAGCGAGGTAAGTATGCAAAGTTTTGAATATATTGAATCAGGGGTTTTGTTTAATCTAACAGACCCAGCTAATTTTAAAAATTTTAGATATATCGCAAAAGATTTTGCCAAACACGGTGAAGTATTATCTTTTATTGTTAGTTATGTGGATCAATATAAAGAAACTCCGTCGCCAGCTACATTAGCTGAGAATTATCCTACGTTAGATGTTTCAGCACAAACTCTAAATTATGATTATGCCGTAACTCAATTTAAAAATCAGGTAATTTATCGAAAGATTGTAGGATCAATTCAGTCGCAAAAAGAAATATTAAAAGAAAATCCTACAAAAGCTTTATCATCTATCATATCTAATTTGGGAGATGTTGAAGTAGAGACCGATGAAGATGTATCAATATACAATGATGGTACATCTGAACGATTTGATGAATGGAAAGCACGTACAGAAAAACGTAAGATGGGAGAAGGACTAATGGGAATTCCCACCCCTTTCAAATCTTTCAATAGTACAGGAGTAGGGTGGCTACCCGGAGAATTAATTGCCATGTTTGCTAGACCAACAGTAGGAAAGACATGGATGTGTGTAGAAGCGGCGGCTACGGCAGTTATGAATGGGTATAAAACCTTATTAATATCTACGGAAATGCCTACCGCCGCAATAAGTCTTAGAGCAGATGTAGTATTAGCTAATAAAATGGGCTATAAATTCTCTCATAGTGCTTTACGAAGTGGTGATCCCATAGATGAAGATGGATATAAAAAATTTCTACGTGAACTTAATGGTAGGTCTTTATTAGTATGTGACCATATTGAAGGAGAACCTACAATTTCTATCAATAGTATTGCACGATTGATGAGAAAACACTCACCAGATTTTGTGGTTTTAGATGGAATCTATTTAATTTCCTCTGGAGATGGGAAAAAAGCGATGTGGGAACAATCCCACGCTTTATTTTATGGGATGAAAAATCTTTGTCTTGCAACAAATACTGCGATTTGGGTATCAACACAAGCAACTAGGGAAGCGGCTAATATGTTTGAACCTCCTAGAGCTGATCAAGTAGCATTTGGAGATGCCCTAATAAGAGCCGCAGATGTAGCTATGGCAATGTGTCTCATAGAAGATAATACGGATAAAAGACTTATTCAAATGCAGAAGTATAGAGATGGGGTATTACCATCTGAAGAATATTACTTGCATTGGGACGTAGATTATGGTATAATTTATGAAGATGATGAATTTTCAATCGTTGATGATGACGATTTAGAAGAAGGAAATTTTTAGTAAGGAGTAGAGTAATGGGATTCTTGGATTTGTTTAGAGCTAATGAAGATACTATTGTTGTAAAACAAGGTACTTCAAAAGGGCCTAATAAACCTAAAGTTGATATTACAGTTGGCGACATTAAACGTGGCAAGGTAGTTGACCGAAATGGTTACACAAGCGACATAGTGTTGTTCCTACGTAAGTCTAAAGGGTAAAAAGTGGTCAACTGGTCTAATTTATTATTAGATGCTGGAATAGATGTTCCTCTAGAACATGATCAGTTTAATATTTCTTGTCCATTTCACGTAGATCAACTTCCCTCATGTTCCATTAATGTGACACTTGGGAAGTGGATATGTTTTGCGGGATGTGGACAAGGTTCTTTAATAACATTTTTATCTAAAGTAACAGGACAATCTATTACCAGTATACAGCAAAATGTTGCAAACAATGCTGTTGAATTTGACTTCGATTTCTTTGAAGATGAATTCCCATTAACAGAGAAATTAGAAGAAGTTGAATACCCTAGTAAACGAGGAGTTGTACCCGAATGGATTTTTGATCGAGGCTTTTCTCGTAAGACATTAAAAGCTTGGGATTGTGGAATGAATGAATATGGAGATTTGATTATCCCTGTATATGATGCAGATTCACGTTTAGTTGGATGGATGGAACGTAGGATAAATGCTACACCAAAGTATCTCTATTCAAAAGGACTAAAGAAATCACATATTTTATTTGGAGAGCCTAAAATAAAATCGGTACAAACTATTTGTATTACAGAGGGAGCATTAGATACTATGTGGTTAACTCAACATGGTTATACAAGTGTTGCTTTACTTGGAGCATCATTTTCATATGAACAACAAGACAGACTCAAGGCACTTAAGCCAGAAGAAATAGTTTTATGTTTAGATAATGATTCGGCAGGAAAAAGAGCAATGAACCGCATAAACACTTGCATGAAAGACACATGTATGATATCATGGATAGAGTTACCTGAAAAGGTAAAAGACGTACAAGAGATACGTCAACAAGCATTACTTAAACAAGTAATTGAAAATAGAGCTTTTTGGTAAAAGCTGAAGGAGTAAAATATGGGTGGTATTTCCGCTATACAAAACAGGGTTGATGAGCGAACTAGTCCGCAATCAGATCAATCCTCTGGTCAAGAAATCTTTTTTAAAGATGGTGATCAGGCATTTCTAACCCCAGTTGCGTCGGGGAATGAAAATGACCTCTTATTAGATGAGGTTTATCTATACACTTATCGGTCAGGTAATCGATGGATTAACTTACTGAAGGCTGATGATGTGGATGCTTCGGATGTTCCAGATAATGTCCGTGCTTCTCATAAGTTTGCATTTTGGGCTTATGTCCATGATATTATGCATACAGAGAAGAGATTTGATGATTGGGATGAGATAGAAGGGCCTCAAGGGAAGAAGATGTTTGTACAACATATTAATGATTTTAGAGTAATCCCATTAGGATTTGGTCGTAGTAACTACGTTTGGAATCAACTTGTAGATATCTACAACGATTGGGGGTCATTAAATAAAGGAGTAATACGTGTAAAGCGTACAGGTACAGGTATGTACGATACTTCATACACCCTTACAGCAACTGCTCGAAAGACAGAAGTTCCAGCAGATAAATTAGAGGCAGTTTCTGATCTTGTAGAAATTAAAGCTTACTACAAAGATCGTTATGGTCAAGTTGTAGAACCTACACAATCAAGTGAAGGGGTATCTCTAGCTACAGGAGACTTCACCGAAGACTTATTCAAGTAATTATTGTCTAAGTATTCTCTATGGGGGGTAAATCCCCCATAGAAGTTTACAGAATTATGTTAGTAACACCAGATACATATGATGAGGCTCTTGAGTATATTCAAGAGTATCCTGCATGGACAGTTGATGTAGAAACTAATGGTTTTAACTGGTATGATACAAATCAAATTTGTGGTATTGGGGTAGGAGTTGGATGGGAACCTAAAACTTTCTATTTTCCCTTTAGGCATTTTCCTTCGGAAGATTCTACGAATTTACACCCACCTCAATTGTTTCGCTTATTAGAAGCGATGAACAAATGTGAGATTCTAATTGGATATAATATAAAATTTGATTTACATTTCTTAGAAAATGAGGGACTTAGAGTAGACGATAAAAAACTTATTGATGTTATAGTCCTAGTACGGCTTACAGAGCCCTCTGACGTAAGAGAATTTTCCCTAACAGCCACAATTAAGCGTAATTATGGGGAAGAAGCGGCTGAATATGACATCTCAACTAAGAAATTATTACGTAAGAATAAATGGCATAATGATTTTTCCCAAGCTCCTGCAACTATTTTAGGGCCTTATTGTGAAAAAGATGTTGAATACACGGTCAAATTACATAAAGATAGTCTTAGAAAATTATATAGAACAAAACAAAAGAAAGTTTTTGAATTAGAACAAGAACTAACTCATGTATTATATGACATGGAAAAAAGAGGATTACCTGTAGATAATAATTATGCAAGAGAAGCAGCAGGTAAAATTTTACAACGACAAGAACAGATAAAAGATCGTATTTTTAAGACCGTAGGATACGAATTTTTAATTACAAGTCCTATGCAAGTTGGAGAAGCTTTGAAATCCTTAGGTATTGAATCGACTGTTAAGACAGTTAAAGGTAATGATTCATGGGGAGAAGAAGCATTAGCCCAAATTAATCATCCAGTTGCAGGATATATGAGACAATATCGAACTTTAGATAAATTACGAACTACATATCTTGAACCTTATTTCGATATGGATAATGTTCATACTACATTTTGTAATTGGGGAACTTTAACAGGTAGACTTTCTTCCAGAACCCCTAATTTACAAAATTTGCCTCGAACACATTTTAAGTTATCTGACGATCCTCTTACAGCCGAAGATAGGGATATAGTACGTGGGCGTATTTCAGCGGCGGTATCGGCTAAAGGAGGCTCGTTTAATGACGCATTATCTGATGATGTTATCGATACTTGGGGTTTTATTGGAGATGAATCTTATAATGAACAAGAAGAAACACAGATATCTATACGTAGATTATTTATACCTCGCCCCGATCACACTTTAGTTAGTTTTGATTATTCTCAGATGGAGGTACGGGTCTTTTTAGATTATTTTCGTAATAAGGAAATAGATAAATTATTGAAAAAGGAAAATGTAGACTTTCATGGGGAAGCGGCAACTCTGGCTTTCGGAGTAAAAGAAGGAGATTCAGAATATAAGTATTACAGACAAATGGCAAAAGCAATTACATTTGGAACTATATATGGAATTGGAGCAAGAAAGTTAGGTATCCAACTAGGTGTCCCTATGCAACAGGCTTCTGAATATAAGAAACGATATTTTAAAGGTTTGAAAGGCTCACGAGAATTCTTTGAGAAGGTTGTACGAATTGTAAGTAGTCGAGGGTGGATTAAGAATAGATTTGGGCGATTATATATTGTACCGAAAGATTTAGCTTATAAAGGTGTAAATTATCTTGTTCAAGGTACAAGTGCTGATATATTGAGTGAACGAATGATTGAAGTACATAAATACCTACAGGATAAGAAAAGTGAAATTTTAGTACAGGTACATGATGAAATTATTTGTGAGATACATAATACAGAACTAAATGACGTAACACCTAATATTCAAACGTTATTACAGGAGAATTCTTTAGGTATTCCATTAGAAGTAGATGTTGAGATATGTTCTCCCTCTTGGGCGACAAAGAAAGATTTTACACCAGTATCTAATGACCTACCACACATAGAAGAAGAGGAAGATATCATAGAGTGGGCAATAGATTGGTCTTAAAAGCACATCAACGATTTAGTGATTATGATAAAGAACATAGTTGGCAATATGAAATTCGACTTCAGAATAAAGCAGAGGATTTACAACTAGCTAATTTATCCGAAGAATATGTTAATTCGTTATCTATTGAAGATTTTGAATTTGATTATATTCCTAAACATGATAAAGAGGGTTGTCGTGAGGTAAGAGAATTTATTGAACGTCATGAATGGCTTGGTAAGATGCCTGTATGGGTAACAGATAGGTTTGTGGCTCGATTGAAAGATTCAAATCTTTTAGCAGGGGTGGTGGTTATGGCGACTCCTAACTCATTTTCTAATTTATTAGGGTCTGAAAGTAAGGGTTTAGAAAAATTAATTGCTAGAGGAGCTTGTATATCATGGTCTCCAAAGAATTTAGGATCATGGATAATCATGCAGTCTATTAAATGGATGGTAAAACATACCGACTTTCGATACTTTACTGCTTATAGTGATCCTGAAGCCAAAGAACTAGGTACTATTTACCAAGCTTGTAATTTTATATATCTAGGACAGAAGTTTGGGAGTGGTTATCAATACCTCGATCCACAGAATCGAGAACGAGGATGGTTTGGGGATTCTGGATTTAACGATAGAAGTCAAATTGTTCGATATGCAAAGGCATTGGGCTTGACATGGCAACCAGAATGGTATAAAATGGTAGGAGCTAAAAAGAATTACCGTAAAGTAGACTGGAAAAATATACCAGAATCTACAGCACAGTTATTAAAGCAAGAACGTACTAGACATAAGAGTATATGTGAAAAAAGACGTTCTCCCGTAAAACATAAATATTGTTATATTTTGGGGAGAACTAGAAAAGAAACAAAAAGTTTAGTACAGCAGTTTAAAAAATATAATTCCGATAAAATTAATTTATCATATCCCCAAATAAGGGGTAGTTAGGAGTAGTAATGGCTAAGGTCGGACTTAAATTAGGCTTTACTTTTAGAGTAGGGCCTTTGGATACAAATCAATATGCACGTATAGATTGTGAAGTACATGATATTGATACAGAACAAGATGTGGCTACCCAACTCTCAGGAGCACAATCAGCTTTGGGAGATATATGGACACATGTTCGGAAAACAGTAGATAAGAATATTGAAGATGTTCTTGAAGAAGGGGCATCAAAATGATACGTGTAAATAAAGATAAAACTAATATTACACATCAATTGTCACGAGCTATGGTACTAGAACAAGTTTTAGCTGAAAGAGAACGTCAAGATAAACGTTGGGGTGATCAGACATTCAATACAGATGATCATTGGACAGTTCTTTTAACGGAAGGATTGGGAGATGTAGCTAGAGAAGTATATGAAAAGAACTTATCAGACATGTATACAGAAATTATTCAATGTGCCGCAATATGTTTTGCGTGGGCAGAAGCTTATAACAACCGAGATAAACAAATACCAAGAGGAATATAGATGGAAACTAATAGTGAAAAAATTATTGAATCTTTTTTAAAAGATAAAAAATTAAATTTTTTTCGGGGAGATGATGAGCAATTTGATTATATGAAAATTCCATTTAATATTCCCGTTTTAGATAAATTAACTGGTGGAGGTATTCCAAAGAAACGATTTACTATAATATATGGAGCAACCAATGTAGGTAAATCTTATTTAGCCTCTCAAATTTGTGCTAATGTTTTAAAGGCTGGGGGTACAGCGGCATGGGTTGATACGGAATTATCGTGGGATGCGAATTGGATGGAACGTTGCGGTGTAGATATTTCTAAAATACTTGTCTCACAACCACCGAATGGAGAAGAAGCATTTGATTCTGTTCGTACATTGTTAGATGCGGCGTTTGATGTAGTTGTATTAGATAGTATTGCAGGACTTGTTCCCCATAAAAATTTAGACGAAGATTTTTCATATAATCCTATAGCATGGCAAGCACGATTTGTAACTCAGTCATTACCTAAAATTATGCCTAGTCTTTCTAATGGGGGTGCTTTAGTGGCTATTAATCAAGTTCGGAATAGTATGGGCCCAGTTGCATTAGACCCTATGCCCGGTGGATTGGCTCAAACATTCTTTGCTCATGCTTTACTACAAGTAAGACGGGAGGGCTGGATAGAGGAACCAAAAGGGTCAAAAAATAGAGTAGGATTTGAGATGCAGGTGCGATTACGAAAGAGTAAAGTTGGAGGAGAGAACTGGGATTCTGTAACAGTTCCTTTTAGAGTAGATGGAGGTATAGATATATTAGAAAGTTATATTAGAGAAGCTATACAGAAGAAAATAATTATTCAAGCTGGCCCGTGGTACACATATAAAGAACAGAAATATATGGGGTTGAATAGTTTGAAACAATTGTTCTTAGGAGATGAGACTCTTACGGAGGAACTAAAAGAAAATGTTACCTCCTAGAGATTATACAGCCCAAGAAAATATTATTGCTGAATATTTATCTGAATGGGGATTACGATATGATACACAGGTTTGGTTTCAACCTTACACAGTAGATTTTTTTATACCAGAGATTCATACAGTAATCGAAGCTGACGGAATATACGGACATTTAAGTAGTCAAGATAAAAGAAGAGATGAACGTTTATTGTATATCTATGATGACGATGTACATATCGTTATACATTGTAGAGAAACAACTAAAAAGAAAATTAAGGATTTTTTATGGCGGGAATTAAACAAATTGGGACAACCACAGGAATAAAAAAACGTAAACCAAAACGACAATCTGCGGCGAGAACCACTAATCAAGATAAAGAATTTTTAGCTTTATTAGATGAACATCTGAAAGGTAAAATGTCTCCACATCGAGGTAATGTTTTCTATCCATCAGCGTTAGGTAGTACTTGTGATAGATATTTATATGCATCATTTAATGGTTTATTACTATGGGAAGATTTAGACCCTAGAGTAAAACGTATATTTGATGTGGGGTCTGGCTTAGAAGATCGCATGACTAAATATTTTACGAATATGGGTATATTAAAAACACGAGAATACCCTGTTTCATTAGACTCTCCCCCTATTAGTGGGAGATTAGACTTTCTCGTTATTCATCCAACTAAAGGAGAAGCTATCGTA